AGGAATACCGAGACTGATTGACTGGCAAAGCGCCACAAACTGTAAATGCAAACGATAACGTTGCCTTTGCTCTAGCTGCTTAAGCTAGCATTGGGTTTTTGATAGTTTTTCCTCGAAACAGAATAAAACTATCAACCGTTCGATTAAACGGTTGAACCGAGTCTCACTGCGGTTCCATACTTATAAATATTTGCATAACCTACTATGCCTCTACTTGAAAAAGCACGCCTAGTAGGTTTTTTTGTCTTCGGGCACCAGTGTGGGGAGTCACTGGATAATACCCTCTCAAGTTTAACAAGTACTAGGAAATAAGATGACTTCCTTTAACAAGAAGTTTTTCAAGTTTCTTTCGATTTTTACAGTATTAGTATATAGTTTATATGGAATCAATTCATATGCTGAAGATGCTATCGAGAGAGATACAAGGGAATACTCCCTTGGCTTTGTAGAAGTAATCCAAGAGATTAAAGAAGATGCGGCAGAAGAAAAAAAGAAAACCGTATTAAGAAAAATTGAAACCCAAAACATACATTTAGCAAATAATCGCGAATTGAAATGTCTAGCAGACAATATTTACTACGAGGCAGGAAACCAGTCAACTCAAGGAAAGTTGGCGGTTGCTGCAGTAACTATCAATCGCGTAAAAAGTCCCAAGTTCCCGAAGTCTGTATGCGCAGTCGTGTATCAGAGAACAAAGCGTGTTTGCCAGTTCTCGTGGGTATGCGAAGGCAAGAAGAGCGTGCGCAGTGCCCAGCAATATTCAGAATCTAAAAAAGTTGCTGAAAAAGTATTGCTTTCTGGGGCAAATCAGGGTATACTTGGACGTAACGTTTTATTCTACCATGCGGATTATGTTAATCCGAGATGGAATTTGAAGCGTGTTACAAAAATCGGTGATCACATTTTTTATGCAGGATAATAACATTGAATATGGTAATGGATGGTTCTGAAGTAACCAATGAATTTTTAATTACAAAAGAGTATAATACAGCAATAGAGTTCTCTCAATTCGTAGAGAAACAATCATTCGAGAATGGTATTCCTTGTTTGGATATTCTTCTTGATTATTGTATCAAAAAAGATATTGAGATGGAATCTGTTGCTGTATTACTCACCACTTCTTTGAAAGAGAAGATTCGAGCAGAAGCAGAAGAACTAAATATGTTGAAGCGCAAATCTGGTGGGAAATTACCTCTTTAATGCAAGCATATGAAGTTTATCGCCTCTACATGGCACTTAAACTACACTTCACTACTGAGTCATATGACATCACCGTAACTAAAGGTGCTGTCAAGTCATCAGAATCTGCCTTCTTAAAACGAAGAGATGTTTTCCTATTTAGGAAACTGGCGAAGAAGTTCGTCGCTCGTCAAGAAATTATCAACTACTTTGTTGCAAACTTTGCAGCAGGAGATAAGAACGGCGGCATCTTTAGTGCAGATTCTGATGACATCTATGAAAAGTGGAAAGGTAGACAAGATAGATTGTCTTACATGTTCACAGATGATATTAGTCGGTTGCTATTAGAAGCAGAGAAGTCAGAGCAAGATCCTTTTGTATCTGTTAACAATCAACATCCAATATTAATTAAGATGTTACTTGGTAAAAAAATTTCACTAGAAACAGTTATTATACTTGACAAACTACTAGATTTCAGGTATAATGTAACTACTGAATTATTGAATGATTTTATCTGGAATGATTTAAATCTTTTGATAATTAAGTACCGTCCGTTCGTTCGTATAGATCGAACAAAATTCTTTGAACTATGGAATAAGGAGAAAGGCCAAGTGGTCTGTTAGATGAGTAACTCAAGAAGTAAAGACTACTACGGGTCTGAACCCCGAGTAAAAGAAGTACGCAAGGGTGTTGATAAATCAAATAAGCACCGTAAGAACCTGTATAAATACTCAGGTAGTAATGATGCTGAAGAGTATGATGACTACGATGATTACAATACAAACCGCAAATACTAAACATACAACGCAAATATAAGGACAATACATATGTCAATTAATTCACTATCAGAACTCCGCAAGAATCGCGGAAACTTCGACTCACTCATGAAGGCAGTTGAGTCAATCGCAAACCCATCAAATGAAAAGCGTGGCGACGACGATCGCTTCTGGAAACCAACTGTCGATAAGGCAGGTAATGGTCAAGCAGTGCTTCGTTTCCTCCCTGCTCCTGCAGGTGAAGAACTTCCTTGGGTTCGCGTCTTTGATCATGGTTTCCAGGGTCCAACTGGAAAGTGGTATATCGAAAACTCGTTGACCACAATCAACAAACCAGATCCAGTCGGCGAACTGAATTCCGAACTTTGGAACTCAGGTATCGAAGCGAATAAGGAAATCGCTCGTAAGCAAAAGCGTCGTCTTTCCTACATCTCCAACGTTCTTGTGCTTCGCGATCCTGCGAATCCTGAGAATGAAGGCAAGGTATTCCTCTACAAGTATGGTAAGAAAATCTTTGACAAGATCAAGGATGTAATGCAACCAACTTTTGAAGATGAGAAACCAGTCAACCCATTTGACCTTTGGGAAGGTGCTAACTTCAAGTTGCGCATTCGTCAGGTTGAAGGTTATCGTAACTACGATAAGTCAGAATTCGATGGTCCAACTCCTCTTGATGAAGACGAGGATAAGTTGGAGCAGGTCTGGAAGAATGCGCATTCGCTTGCCACTTTCCTCGATCCGTCGAACTTTAAATCATATGATGAACTGAAGGCGAAGATGAACACTGTTCTATCAGGTGGTGCTCGTATGGCAACTGCTGAGAAAGTTAATCCACTTGATGCTGAAGATGAACTGTTTGTTGAAACCAAGATGCGGAATGCACCTGCTGCCAAGGCAACGGATGACTCGGCACCTTGGAAAGAAGACAGTGACGATGACACGATGAATTACTTCTCGAGTCTCGCTGATGACTAAAAACTTGGGGGAGCGTTTCGCTCCCCCATTTCATTATGCTACTGCTCTTTTTTCTTGAAACCTCAACCAACTACTATCTGCTGATCTTGCGTTCATTCGGTCTCTGTTTCCACCTGAAACTATTTGTTGACCACCGTCAGCATTTTTGCTTGGTGCTTGAATTACTGTTGGTGGTGGAACATTAATTTGTATTTTATCTTTTGTTGCCGCAGTACCTTTTTCGATATATGTAGAATCTAGATTTCTTCCTGACTCTAAACCAGCAGTAGTTTGTGTAGTTGGTGTAACTCTGGGCGTCATTGAAGATATTGTAGCAGGAGACATTACTCCATCTCTTGCCATTAGATTTTGTCTAGGCGCTGTAGCGGGAGCAACTGTTCCAGGTTTTTTATCTCCAGGTTTTGCTTCAGATGCAGGTTTCTTTTTACCAGTAATTTTATCATATACGAAATCACCAAGACCACTACCCGCGAAATAACCGCCAACTCCTCCTATGAAACCGCCGATTGCTGCTCCAGGTATTGCACCCGCACCAAAAGCAAGAGCACCGATTGCTCCGCCAGCTGCCATACCAGCCTTGGTACCCAATGCTGCACCTGCAAGTCCACCTCCGACACCAGATGCGATTTTACTATTGGATTGACCTTGTTTTTTTCTGCCATAGACGTCAAGACCAACACCAATTGGTGCTGCTGCTCTACTCGCAACTTTACCTGTAACTTTAGCAGCAGGACTACTGAAAAATTTAGAAACTTTACTACCAGCGTTACGAACAGATTCGGGTATCTCTATCTTACCCATTAAATTTTTGGCACCATCCGTTAATTTACTGAAGAAACCTCCTTGTTTTTTTGGAGATACTACATCATTAGCAGGTGATGCAGGAGAAATTCTTGTTCTATCTTTTGGTTCAACAGTTCCTTGCTTTCTTGGAGCAGGTTCTTCTGCTGGACCTTGTGGTTGCTGTCTTTGGTTTACTCTTTTCTTTTCTTCTTCAACAAACGGGTCAGTATCATTTGCAGGTTGTGGAATTTTTACTCCAACATCATTCGCAGGAGTCGGCAAACTACGAGGTGCTCTGGTGTCAACTGTTCCAGGTCTTGCTTTTGTTACCTCTGTAGCAGGTGCATTGGGATTTGTTCTTGCGGGCATAGTCTCTGGAGTTGCAGTTGATGGTTTTTTAGAACCAAATCCTACCTTTTCTTTTACGTAGTCGTATGCGCCCGAGAGAACACCAGAACCATATGCTACAGCACCAGCAGCACCTGCTGCCAGCGCTCCCACACCAACTTTGATTGCTGTGCCAATTCTACCTCTACCACGCATTCGTCTGGGTTGTCCAGGTTTTCTTCTAGGATCAGGAAGATCTACGTCCATTGGTCCTTGTTGATCTGTGCACTGACACGAGCACACACAATCTTTAATTTTATTAAGAAGATCGAGAAGATCCTTCCACTTCTGCTCCCATGGGTCGTTCGTTACAGTTGAACTTCTGCTGAAAGTTGAATCCGTGTCTCGTATACCAGCAGCAAGTTCTTGTGCATCGCTTCTCGCGACAGTATCAATACTTGCGGCAGGATTGGACAGATTAGTTGTTACTTCTTCACCATTGGATTCAGTTGCTGAATTGTCTGGAGAATTTGTGTTATTCTTAGGAGGTCCAGAAGAATCTAAAATCTTATATAATTCACTAGCAGTTTGTTGTGCCAGAGAGATTTGTTTATTTTCTTGTTCAGATTTTCTTGCGACGTCGCCGCTTCTCTCTTTATCGGAAACAAAAAGAGATCCCATTCCTTCTCTGAATGCTCTACTTGATGTTTTTCCAAGGTAACCAAGCACAGATGTTCCCTGTACCTTTGCTTGCTCTGGGGTTATGCCCGTCATAGAACGTATGAAACGATTCTTCATGGTATCTTGGTCACCAGATAACAACGTTCTTCCTGAAGAATCTGTTTCTGGTTTTCCCTTAAGAACAGATTCCTTTAATCGTTCGCCAATACCCTGCATCTTTTCATTTTTATTAGTTTGTCCTGAGAGGATTAATTTTTCTGCTAAGAGCAATAATCTATCTAATTCTTTTGAATTTTTACCTTGAAGTTTACTGATTGCATCGACAGTTTCTTTTAGAAGTTTTTTATCTTCATCTAGTAATGTTTCTAGTAAATCTTTATTTGTTTCTTGAAGAGAAGATGTAAAATCAGTTATAATTTTAGTAACAATTTTATCTGAGATTGGTTTAACAGTAGATGTTTCCAGTGCAACTGCAATCTTATTGAAGATTTCATTTCTTTTTTCTTCAGATGCTTTACTATCGACACTATCATTTACTGGCGGCATTTGTGGCAGCATTGTTAAAACCTTTTATCCCTGAGTTTGTTGCTCTTCTTTACTCTTGAGATGAGCGAACAACATCCCAATATATACTTCCCTTTCCCACGGTATCATATTCTCTAATTCAGATAAACTATATTTATGCTCATGCATCAAAATAAAATTAACTTTATAGAAATTCATCAAGTTATCGTGAGAAAGGGCTATCCGAAAAAACTTTCCAGACCATCCATCACCACAACATTCTCAGTTTCGCACTTTGAACATGTATACTCAATTACTTTTTCTAGGCGAGGCGAGGTTTCAAAAAACTTCGCGATTTTCTCAAATTGGTCTGATGTCAGATTTTCTACCCATGCTTCAACTTCTTCTTTTGTTTCATCTTTTGTAGAGTGAATTTCCTCTTTTGTATAGATCGAATCGATACAAGAAACCACAATGTCAAATACTTTACTTTCTTCATTACCAAGTTCTTCGCCTGATGGATATCTCATGATCACACCGATATCGTCAGTCAATTGAATTTTATTGGTATGTTCTTCGTTTGTCACAAGTTGAATCGATTCTAGATCCATCTCAAATGGTGTTCTATGCTGACATTCGCCGCAAATAAGATTAAATTCTGACGTCCCGCCAATAGACTGCGAGCGTAATCTCAGAAAGATATTTTGTAGATCGAAAAATGGTAGATCTTTACCAACTAACGCACCCTGACTACAAACAGAAACGATATCTTGCATCGCTTTCATCATATCTTCTTTCTTACCAGACTCTTGCGCCATGATAAGGATTTTTTCTTCTTTGACCAAAAATGGTCTCATCTGAACTTTTTTATTCAATGAGTAAACATCAACATCAAACGTTGGTGTGTCTAACACAGGTATCATTATATTCTCCTAATAATTTAATTATGTTGAAGCAATGCTTGCTTCAATATCTGCAATATCTTCAACCTCGTTAAGAAGATCGTCGTTTAACTCGAACTGTGGATCAGTACTAGAACTTAGCGGATTACCTTCTGGATCGTAACCACCGATTACTCTCCATCTTGTATATGCAAAAGAAACGGGCAATCTTAGAACTTGGGCGCTGGATGCAGATGCAGTTAATGGTGCCATGGATCTAGGGAAAACGTCTTCTAATCGCCACTCAGCTACTACATCGTCTTTGTTGTTCAACGCGAATAAATTTATTTCACCATAATACTCGCCTGGATATTCAATTTCTCTAGAAACAGGATCCACTATTTTTCTCATCCAGTCACCGATGAAATCTTTTACTGTCCACGATGTGTCTACCAGAATAGTAAATGCAATAGAATCGCCCATGAAATCGATAGAAGTTGCTCTTTGTTGATTTAAATTGTTCAATCTATATGCTCTGGTACCAATTAACAGTCCAGGAAACATCACATCCTCAACAAACATTGACAACAGTCGCGGACTTTCACCCGAAGTAGTACTGTGTCCTAGCATGATGTTTGGTGGTGTGAAGAATACTTCGTATCTATTTGCTCTCGCTAGATCTTTCGATTTTACTTGTGTAATAAAATCGTTAATACTATGCCACGCCATTAGAATTTACTCCTAGAATCTCTGAATACTTGTTCCTTTGTGGCACCCACAAAGTTCTCGATTGGTAAGAATATTGCTGCTTGCCAATCTTCAGGATTGACTTTCAAGAATCGCGAATTAACATGATTGGTCAGATAATGTTTGATACATGGTTTGACTTCATTCGCATTCTTCAAGTTATTTAATAGATTATATGACATACGTAACTTGGTTGTTTCAGAATATGTCTTGGTTGTCTTGTAATCTAACAACTCACCAAGAACTTGTGCCCGTAGCAAGTAAGGCAGGTAATGTAAATTGATTCCATAGAATCCACCTTTTGCTGGACCAAATGGTAGTACCAGCGGAAAGGTATCATAGAAAGGAAGTTCTTCCTTCAACTTTGGATCGTAGAAATACAGATACATCGAACCAATCTCGATACTGGAGTTTAATTCTCCAATATCAGATTTCATTACGCTGCTCTGAGACAACCTCGCGCCAACGAGATTTTTCACATTTCGCATATACCAATCCATGGACTTTTGTCCATCACCTGCCTTGGCACGAAGTCTCTGAAACGGATTTGCCAATTACCTACCTTGTCCTCTGTATGCTTTATAGTTAGCACGTTTACGTTTATTCATGGTCGAAAACTTAATCGAAGAGACACTACCACCAATTGATGTCTTGCCTTTTTTCTGATTCGTAAAGGAAATCTTGTTATTTCCGCTACTTGCCTTTGCCATAGATATTCTCCTTCTTATTTATTACGGATTCCCAACTCTTTCTCAGTTAGAATGATAAATTTCCATCCTCTATCTTCACAAAATTCAGTAGCAAATTTCCACTTTGCTTGGTTTACACCCCATTGCATAACTTCCTGTAGAAACTTTTTTGTTTTTCTTGCAGGCACTTTGGGTTCTTTTGTAAACTTCTGCGGTTTTACCTCAACCAGATACTTCTTTGTAACACCACTTTTTTCTTGAACCTTGATATAAAAATCCACGAAATATCTATGTACTCGATTATCTAAAGGAGAGATATATGGTATGGGCAACTCTTCAGATCCCCATTCCAATATGTTGTCGTTATTATCACACCACTTCATAAACTTTAGTTCCCAACTGGAGCGATAAACAATATTGTTTGGATTCCCAATGTATTTCTTTGGATCCTGTATTTTATACAGTCCTTTCAAAGATTCCTTACCATAACTCATATAAATATTCCAAACTCTATACTTAATAGGATATTTATTCTAGATGGCAACCGAAGCACCAAAACAAAGTCAACCAACAAATGGTGGAGTGACTGCGCCTGCAGCACCTGCTCCGACAGAAAAATTTGGCGGTAGATTTAGTAAAAGAGATGATCTGCTGCAAGAGATTAACAATCCTCTAACAACCACTAAAACATTGAAAAGTTACAAATATCCTCAAAATGTGGGATCAGCAGAATATCCGCATTATGTTGCATTTTATCCAATGGTGAGAGAAAATTCAAAATATGGTCAAGATTTAAGCAATACTGGAATCGTTTATAATTCTTCTGGTCAAAATATGGTAGACCCAGAAAAGGTTGGCGGTCCACTTGGTGCCGCAGTGGTCGCTGGTGGACTTGCTGGTGCTGCTATTGGTTTGGGTAAAGCACTGAGCGATGCTGGTGGAAGAAAATCTTCTGCTGGTGATGGCGCAGAAGAAATCGGAGCTGTCCAAAGTTTTATTAAGGGGGCAGGTACTGTTTTTGCTGGCGGTGGTTTAGGTGGTCTCTTTGGATTTGCTGCGGCGAATCGTGCTGGACAACAAAGATCAGTATTCGGTGATAGTGAAATAATCCTGCATGTGTCAGAGAGAGTTTCTGCATCATATGGTGCTAACTGGGATGTCGGAGATCTTGGTGGTGCGGTCGGCGCTGTTGCAGCAGGGCAATTTGATATCATGGGTGGTGAAAAAATGGATTACCTAGCAAGAAAGGCAACGAAACTTGCAGGGTTAACAGGATTTGATCAACTATCAAACGTCATTGAGGCATCATCAAAGAAAGTTGAGAACCCATATAAAGAACAACTTTTCCGTTCCATGGGGTTCAGGAAATTTGTTTTTGATTATAAATTTTCACCAAGAACCGAGGAAGAAGCATTACAAGTATTTGGTAAACCAAAACGAACCAAGGAAGAGAGCATTGAAGGAATAATACCAACTTTTCTCCGACACATGCATCCGACGAAAAGTAAGTCTGGATTGTTTTTGGGATACCCATCAGAATTTCTAATCGTTTACTATTATAATGGTGCAGAGAACAACTATGTCAGAAAAATATCTAATTGTGCGTTAGTCAACATGTCTATCGATTATGGCGCAGAAGGATTTACGACATTCAAAGGTGGTATACCATCAGAAGCAACAATTCGATTAGAGTTCTCAGAACTAGAAACTCTTACTGCAGATAGAATTGAGGATGGATTCTAATGTTCTTTTCTTTACACCCAGCACTACTGGTAAATTTTCCAGATGGTTCAACTAAAACAATTACAGATATTTTCAGAAGAGTGTCTGCTAATAAGTTTGCTAACAATTTTGCGGTTTTGCAAGAGATTACGGTTCCAGATGGTTTTACCGTCGAGCAAGTAGCAGATAAGTATTACGGTAGACCTGATTATCATTGGATTATTTTAATCTTAAATGAAATTATTGATGTCAGACAAGAATGGCCAATGTATGATAGAGATTTGATAGAGTATGCAAAACTGAAATATGGTTCTGTGCAAATTTACGAAACACATCATTACAGAACTACAGATGTTGATAAGTTAATTGTGGACTTTGATGCAACAGAACTTGCATTGGGTAGCATTGAGGAAGTGACAAATATGCAGTATGAAGAAGAAATGAATAATAAAAAACGAGAAATACAAGTTCTGCGTCCAGAATACTTGTATGAATTTGTATCATTATATACTAATTTAGTTAAGTAAATGGCAGCGAATACCGATTCATCAAAACCCAGAGATACTGACACTCTTATTACCGCTGGAGATGTCATTATTAACAAAGTTGAAATGACTTTGTTGACTGGAGAAACTTTAGATTTAAGACCGTTCATAGTAGAAATAAACATTTACGAGGATATGTACTCTCCAGCATTGACAGGCAATGTTGTCATAAGAGATGCGGTCAACTTGATTGGTAAATTGCCGCTAGTTGGTGACGAAGTTATCACTATTGATGCACACACACCATCATTCAGTACACCGATAAAAGCAGATAGAATTAACAAAATTCAAAAGTCTTTCTCTGTATATTCAATTAAAGATCGCACGTTAAATTCAGATAGAGAGCAGTTTTATACAATACATTTTTGTTCGCTGGAAGCATCGCTAGATAATGTTGCGAAAGTTTCTAGAAAATTTGAAGGTAATACTGACGATATCGTTTTGAAAATTTTTGAAGAATATTTTAAGTTGCCTAGGATTTTTAATTCCAAAACTGCGTTAGATTCAAGTGAAGGCACAACCGCTGACCCTGCGGCAGAAAAAGAATCTACAGGATCAGAAACGCACACAGCATTGTATGTTGCAGATAGTCCACATAAATCTAAGATAAGTTTTGTGTCGCCGATGTGGAGTCCAATGAAAATTATCAATTGGTTGGCGAAACGAACTATTGGTAACACATATGATAAATCTCCTACGTTTTTATTTTTTGAGACCACCAAAGCATTTTACTATACTTCAATTGAAGCATTGGTTGCCACCCAAATGACAAACGGTATGATATATTCGCAATTCGTATATAATATTCCT